TTCTTTGGCAAACCAGCGGCATGCTCCCCCCCGTGCCATCACGGCGCATGCGTCGGCGAAACTAATCGGATTGGCAGATGAGGTCTCTTGATGGCGTTGTGGTATGGTGAATGCTTATGGCTGTTGGTAGACCACCCAAGCCCGTTGAGCAGAAGCGCAGGATTGGCAACCCAGGTGGTCGCAAACTTCCCACGCTGACAGTCGTGCCTATGCCAACTGTTGATGACAACGGGATTCCCGAACCTCATCGTCCGTTGATGAAGAAGCCTGATGGCAGTCCCGGGGCTGGCGGTCAACTTTGGCAACTTGTCTGGGAGTCTGCATCGCCTTGGTTGCGTCGTGACATGGATGTTGAGTTGGTGATGCTTGTGTGCGAGCAGACCGATGAGCGCACATTGCTACGAGACAGGATGTTTCGCATTGGTCTTGATTGGCGTGAGCGTGCTGCGCTTCGTGCGCTTGAGAAACAGATTGCATCCAACTTGGCGCAGTTAGGGTTCACACCAACGGACAGAGCCAGACTCGGTATCGCATCAACATCAACAGACGCACTACAAACATTCCGTGACAAAGTCTCAGCGAAGCGCACTACTGCCAAGTAAGGCGTGGTCGCCCACCTACTTCGTTCCACGCAAGACACGAAGCACAGACGGTGACTTGGTTGCACAGTTCGCAGAGCAATGGCTGACCGTCACCAAAGGCGTGATGGCTGGTGCGCCATTGCAGTTCACAACATGGCAGAAGTGGATGCTCAATGGATTGCTTGAGCGTCGTGATGATGGCAGGTTGCGCTTTCGTCGTGCTCTGATTGGACTGCCACGCAAACAAGGCAAGTCGTTGATGGGTTCTGCGCTTGCGCTCTACGGTCTGTTTGCTGGCGAGCCCGGCGCCGAGGTCTACTCGGCAGCAGGTGATCGCCAACAAGGTCGCATCGTGTTCGGCGAAGCCAAGGCACAGATTCTTGCGTCACCAATGCTGTCGTCGGAATGCAAGGTCTATCGGGATGCGATTGAGGTGCCGCGCTTCGGCGCTGTCTATCGTGTGCTGTCAAGCGATGGCAAACTGCAACAAGGATTGAACCCGTCGCTGGTCATCTTTGACGAGTTGCATGTGCAACCCAATGACGACCTGTGGGATGCGTTGACGCTCGGCTCGGGCGCACGACAAGACCCGTTAGTGGTTGGCATCACCACAGCAGGCTTTGACTTGGACACGCTCTGTGGTCGCCTCTACAACTACGGCAAGTCCGTATCAACAGGCGAGATAGACGATGAGACCTTTGGGTTCTATTGGTGGGAAGCCAAAGCCGACTGCGACATTGCAGACCGCAACCAATGGAAGCATGCCAATCCAAACCTTGCGCAACACCTGCTTGACCCAGAGGACATGGAAGTTGCCATGAAGCAGACAAGCGAGATGGCGTTCCGCAGATTCCGTCTCAATCAATGGGTACGCACACAAGAGTCATGGCTGCCTGTTGGCGCATGGGAGAGACTGCTTGGAGACGCAACGCTTGACCCTGACCTGCCATGTTGGGTTGGGATTGACATGGCGTTGAAGCACGACAGCATCGCAGTCGTCGTCGCACAGCCCCGGGATGATGGTCGCATTGCAACACAGGCACGCATCTGGCATCCAGACATGGGCGCAATGGATGTGGCAGAGGTTGAGGCACACCTACGCCATCTACGAGACACCTTGACGGTGCAGGAGTTCGCATACGACCCAGCCTTCTTCCAGCGCAGCGCAGAGGCGCTCTACGATGACGGGTTGCCAATGGTGGAGTTCCCACAATCAAGCCAACGCATGATTCCAGCCTGCGGCACGGCATACGACCTCATCGTGCAAGGCAAAGTCATCCACGATGGCTCGCCAATGTTCACCGACCAAGTTCTGTCCGCAGCGCAACGCATGACGGACAACGGATGGCGACTGTCCAAAGGCAAGTCAAGGCGTAAGATTGACGCAGCCATCGCATTGTGCATGGCGTTAGACCGAGCAACACGCAGAGCCACTAGCACGGTACTGCCTACGATAGAGAAAGTATGGTGACGACATGGCGCTGAGGTGGGTATCCAAGAGAGAGCAACGGGCGCTCCCAACCAACATTGACCCTTATCAGATAACTGCTCGCCCTCTGTTCCAGAACTACACGGGCGAAGTCATCAACGAAGTCAATGTCTTTGCATCCGCAGCAATGATGGCTGCCATCACAATCCTTGCGGACTCCGTTGCGACGATGCCATTGGAGTTGTTTGAGGAACTAGACAATGGTCGCCTACGCAAACTGCCAACGCCCGATTGGCTACGCCGACCCAACGACGAGCAACTGCAGTTTGACTTTGTGCATCAAGCAGTCGCAACGCTTGCCATTCATGGTGTTGACTTCATCTACGCACCATCAGACCGCAACGGAGTTCCGCTAGAGATGCGCAACCTCAATCCGTTGGCAGTCAAACAGAAGCACAACGATGATGGCACGATTCAGTATCAGGTCGGCAAGAGCGAGGAACTCTTTGACCGTGAGACGATTAGGCAGGTTGATTGGATGCGCTTGCCGGGACACATGCGTGGCATTGCGCCAATGGATGCTCTGCGCAACATCATTGGCACGGACATCTCCATCAACAGATTCTTGGCTGCGTTCTACGGCGATGGCGCAACGCCATCAAGCGTGCTTGAGACCGACCAACAACTGACGCCAGACCAAGCGCAGATTCTGCGTGACACATGGACCGACATGCACTACAAGACACGCAAGCCAGCCGTGCTGGCAGGCGGATTGAAGTGGAAGCCCGTGCAGGCAAGCGCATCAGACATGGACACCATGGCACATCGGGAGAGCATTGTGCGTGACATAGCCCGCGCTTACCGAATCCCGTTGCACCTGATGATTGGCACAGGCGGCGACTCGCAGACCTATCAGAATGTCGAATCGGCTGGAATCAACTTCGTTCGCCACACGCTCCTTCCATACATGCGTCGCCTTGAGGGAGCAATCAGCGAGATGTTGCCAATCGGATTGCTTGTGCGCTTCAATGCTGACGAGTTGATGCGTGGCGACCTTGCAACCCGTGTGCGTGCGCACCAAGTCCAGATTGCAAGCGGCACACTCACACCTAACGAGGCACGCCATGTTGAAGGTCGTGAGCCGTATGACGGTGGCGACAAGTTCGTACTCAACCTGCCCGGCGCACCAATGGCAGGCACACCAGACCTACCCGACCTCGGCACAGACGAGGAACGCCCAGCATGAAGTCCACACAAGTCACCGTTGGCACAACTCCAACACTCATTGTCGCAGCCGACAATCAGAATCGCCACATCTACCTTCAGATTGTGAACAGCGCAACAATCTATGTCGGCGACGACACGGTCACGACTGCTAACGGCATGCCATTAGAGAAACACAGCGAGCCACATGAGTTCTTCTTGCCTGTTGGACAACAGATGTATGGCATCGTCACGGCAATGGTTGGCACAGCAGACCTACGCATCATGACCCCGGACATTGATTGACATGCCGTACTACATCTCAGACAAACAAGACGACTGCGCTGGCTGGGCGATGCTCAAACAGAACGATGACGGCTCTTACGAGTCAATGGGTTGCCATGCAACCAAGCAAGAGGCGATTGACCACATGATTGCAGCCGCCGTGAACACGGATGGCGAGGCAATGGGCGAACTGAACAGTCGCTCAGAGATACGCCAAGTCAATCTCACGCCACCTGCCTACATGCGCACAGCAGCACGACGAGGCGTCAAACTGCACGAGGAAGGTCTGTCTGGCGATGGCGTTCGCCCACAGACTGTTGAGGATGCACGCAAGATGGCTGCAGGCACAGTCACAGAGGAGAAGTGGCGCAAGATTGGTCCTTGGATAGCACGCCACATGGTTGACTTAGACGCTGTTCAAGGCGATGAGATAACGGCAGGTCTTGTCGCTCATCTGCTTTGGGGCAGCGGACCAACGAAAGAGGATGCAAGACGAGCCATGGAACACGCCAACAATGTTGTCGCCCGATTGGATGAGGAACGAGAAGCGTCAGTAATGGCTGATGACATGGACACCGATGAGCGACCAGAGTTGGGCGTATCCGACATGCGTGAACTGCCACAGTCGTATCAAGAGGCATCCGAGGATGGCAAGTCATGCGGAACTTGTGCGTCGTTTGATGCAGAACGGTCATACTGCAATCGCTACAAGGCAGGATGCAAAGAGGACATGGTCTGCGAGTCATGGGAAGGCGCAGAGCAACCAGAGGATGAAGCACCCAGCGTTGAGGTTGAGATTGAGATTCCTTTGATGCAGGAGAATCATTGGGTCGTTGCACATGGCGAGAAGCGCAGCGTTGCCTACAGCAACCTTGAACTGCGTGCCGATGGTGATGGCAAGACCTTGGTTGGTTATGCAGCAGTCTTTGACAGCCCAAGCGAACCCCTGCCATGGACAGAGTTCGTGCGCCGAGGCGCATTCACCAAGACCATCAAAGACGGTGCAGATGTGCGCCTGCTCATTGACCACGAAGGCGTGCCATTGGCACGCACCAAGTCGGGCACGCTACGCC